ATCGCAACCTTCGATGCATCCTCTTGCTAGTAAGAACCTACTCATTTTGCTAAAGCCTTCTTAATCTCTTTNTCTAGCTCTTTNTTGTATGTGCTATCGACAACACTCTTACCAATCTTGAAAAAGTCTAAGAACTTTCTATGTTTGATGAATGGTTTAGATACAGCCAATAACTTGCTCTTACCATTCCCAATGTTCTTCCATAGTGCATTGTTAGCATAGTGTATTTTATTAGGTGCATCAGCTTTGTTATTTCTTTTACCGATAATGTTACCAAACTTATTCAACCTTTCACCACCAGCTGATGTAACTGGTACAAGCATAGATGATTTGTTGGCGTTCTCTATGCCACCTTCATATACATATCTTAAGTATTTAGCTGCAATGTCTTTAACAAACACCAGTGCTGATAAATCATTAGGCTTTGCTTGAAACTTCTTAGGCATTACCACTGACTTAGTTGTGAATGGTGTTGGTCTATCTAACTTCTTAGTTAACTGTGCAATCTCTGCCTTGACTACCTTATGACCGACATTGTTTATAGCGTTTGCCATTGCTTTAGGTGCATGTTTCTTTTTAAACAAACTAAGCTCTTTCTTAACCTGTCTTTCATTTGTTTTTATTTTAATAGATACAGTCATAGTTCCTCGTAATGTGTTATCAACTTATCAATATACCATTTGGCTTTTTGTAAGTCTTGTATGTTGGCATCCTTCATGCGATGCCTATGTATGTACTTAATAGCTGAGCCTTCAAGATAGCTAGGAAACTCTGAGCCTAGCTGTTGTTTAATATATTCAATGCATTCAACGTTACCGTTGTTATAGTGCTTTGGTGCTGACACTGGGTCATGCTTCTTCTTTATACTCATTTTTATTCTACTCCTTTTGTTAATTTTGTCAGCAGTCCTTTGGAATGACCACTCAAAAAATTTATCTATCGCCTTGTTTATCATCTTTCTTTTTCTTCTTCTTTTTTTTACCAAAGATAGCTTCATAGTTATCTTGGTATTTCTTATTATCTTCAGGCTTTCTACCTGAACCCTTACCGCCATGCCACTTAGACATGATCAATCCTTTTAAAGTTTACCGACCTATCTAATTTGCTTAGCAATTCTTTAGCTGCCATAAAATCTTTTGGTATACATCGCAATAGTTCTTCTATGCTAAATATCATCATGTCAGGTTCATTCTTATGTATCTTCATTAATATTGGTTTTTCATCATCAGTATCACAAACAATAGCAGTCTTCTTATCAAAATTAAAACACCTGCTGTTTGGTTGTATCATTATGTAACCACTTTCTTCACAACTCTTGTTCAAAGAATCAAATGCTCTAAGCATCATTTCTACCATTTGCATTTTCTTTTTAGCGTGACCGTTGTATAGAGTATCTCTTAACATTTGTTCAGCTCTACAAAACTTAATCTCAAAATCAACACCAATCATTTTGAATATTCTTTTTCTACTACCCCACTTCTCATAAGTTTCAGATTCATAAATTCTTAATTCTTTTAATTTAGTCTCTAAATTTTCATCTAAATATGTTTTCATTGGTTTGGTCTCATTTTGTGAATTTCTAAGTGGTTTGGGTTGGTTGCTTTAGAAAAAGCAAACCAAACCAACCAACTTTTTGATAATTTGGGGTAAAAACCAAACCAAAACCAAACCAAAACCAAACCAAAACCAAACCTACTTATATAATTCATCATCCCACCTTTTAGATTGGTAACCTTTGTCTTTATGATAATGCACCATACCTAATTCTTTTAACTCACCCAATCTTGTCTGTGCTGTTGGCTTTGGAATATTCATAACGGCACCCAACATAGTTGAGCCAATCCAAATATCTATAGGTTTCTTTGGATTCTTTTCCATTTGGTAATCCTCTATAGCTTTAACAGTTTCAGTCCTGACCTTTGTCCATATATCATGTTTAGGTTTTTCATCAGTTTCTAGCAATACACCTGATGTAACACCATTGAAGCCTAGTAGTTTTATTTCTTGGAATTTTAGATACATATCATCAATTGGTGTACCATCTTTTACTAGCGTTTGTTTAAGGCTCACCAACATAGCTGCATCATCACTATTCTTATCTCTATCTACCTTAAACTCATAATCTAATGCAGCTGGTAATACTGAGCTTCCTCTTGATCTTGCACCACTGCCATGTCCAGTGTGATGGACAATAATTATAGATGCATTAAATTCTTCTTTTAAATCATCTATGTGCTGTATAAACTTATTCATATCCTCAGTGCTATTCTCGTTGAGACCGTAGTTTCTAGCTAAGGTGTCCACAATAATCATTCCAATAGACCCGTGTTCTTCTTGGATAGCTCTGCAAACCTCTTGCAGATTCTTAAAATCTTCAGTATCTCCAATTCTTGTTCCTCTATTACTGACTAACAAAGGTTTATTTTTCAAACTATAATCATGATGTTGCTCATGAGATTTAATACGTCTACCAACACCAGTAAAACCTTCTCCAGCCAAATAAAGCACTGTTGCTGGTTTAGTTGTGTAACCATAAAAAGTTCTTCCTGATGCAACAGCACATGCCATATCGATAGCTATAAATGATTTACCACTCTTAGCTGCACCAAATATAGATGTAACTGTGCCACGTTCTATGCATTTATCAATCAACCAATCAGGTTCACCTATGTTAGACATAATTTCATCAACTGTTTGAAAGTATAGACTAGGCTTTTTAGGCTTAATTTGTGCAAAATTCTGCATGTACTTTTCTAAATCTTCTGATGATTCAAAATCATTTCTTTGATTTGCATCCCATAGATCATCTTTAGGTTCAAAATATGTAGGTGGTGTAGCAACTCTTACGGTGCATTTGTTATTAACCAACATCTCAGCTATATCATTAGCACATTTAAAACCTGCATTATCATTATCAGGGAACAACCAAACTTCTTTACCAAATATAGGACTCCAATCTGCCTTCTGCCAACTATTAACCCCACCATGCCACGTTGCACAATCGCCTTTATATATCTTTTCTGCACCTAAATTCGCTTTTTCTCCCTCTGAGACAAGAACAGGCTTATCTGTGTGCTCTGCTTTATAGTACAAAGGCATTAAGCCCTCAGGTCTTTTTAGTGACCAAGTACCATCTGTATTTTTGCTAAATGGTGCATATTTCTGCTTTATGTGATGCCCATCAGGAAACCTCATAACCATAAAACTATCGTTATATTGTAGATGCACAACCGCTTGTTTAAACAAACCTACAAGTTGCTCTCTATCGAATGATCTAGCATTGCCTTTGTTAACGACTTTGGGGGGAGTCTCGTTAACGTTGAGTAAGGAATCAGAAGACAATGCTTGATCATAACCAAACTGTTTTAAAACTGTTGAAACATCTTGATTAAGATATTTAATTAAATCTGTAACCCCACCACCAAAGCCCTCTTCAAAACTATAAAAAGTGCCTTTCTCTAGGTTAAGAACCATACTGCCATGAGTACCCCATCGATATTCAGTCGATGAAATACTCTTAGGCTCACCTAGAAGCTGCTTTGCAACTTCAGGTGCTATTTTTTGCCAATCAACTAACTGCATCAGAAAGGAATATCATCGTCAGTTAATTCTGTCTTTGCTACCATTTCAGCAACTTTGTCTGCAAGTCCTTCGTTTGGTGATACAAAACCATCATCGTCATCAGCTGGTGCAGTTGGGTCTATGTACCATTCGGGTACATTATTGCCATCAAATCTATCAGCCCATTTACTAAACTTAAATGAAAGTTCAGAAGAACTACCCATGCCAACTTTTATAATCTTAGAACCAGTAAACTCTACAACTGGCAACTTGCCTGTATTGTTAGCTATGTCATTCCAAAACAAATCTAAAATGCTATCAAAGGCACTACGTTCAGCATAAGTAAACCTCTGCCATAGATAAGCATGTTCTGCACCATGTGGCATTACCCAGCATGAAAAAGCTCTCTTCCAATCATCAGCAGGTTTAGGCTCAACTGAACCAAATTTAGCATCCCATTTATATTCAAAACCATCAGTCTTTGTATACCTACCCCATCCTGACTTAAAAGTCTCAGGGTCTAGCTGTAGATATTTAACATCAACCTCAGTTTCACCATTAGCAAAAAACTTCTGACCCATTGTCTTGAATCCTAAGTAGATTTGCTGTTTATTTTCGGTATTTCCCATACCACCTAATATACTCATATTATTTTTCTCCATTAATGTATCGTTAAATTCTCGATACTTTTTAAATATTCAGTTTCAAGGTGTAGATAATATCTTTCCTTAAAACCCTCATAGTCAATGTTGCTTATGATTCCTAGATCATCCATTGCAACACTCACACTTTCGTAGGCTACCCTACAAAACTCTTCAAAGTCTTCTTCAAGCAAATAACTATATAAGTCCATTCGCCTTTTGTATGACTTCATCTAACCTCTCACAAACCTCTGCTAGTGGACACATATAGTACTGCTCCCAATTCTTTCTGAGACCACTTTCCATAAGGCATAAAGGGATTACACACATAATTTTTCTTCTATCATATTTATAAATGAGCAAAGGTATTAAATTATCATTTGCACTGGCCACTGCTTGGTTCCACCAGTCATTCTTAAATATATCGCTTTTGCCATTACCTTTATATCTTTTACATTCAATGGCTAGGTTACCCCAGTAAATGTCAGCCATGCCTTTTGTTTGATACTGGTCTAAATTTCTCTTAACAGTCTCACTGCTACCCTTAGATGCAAGATAAGTGTTTATCTTCTTACAAATAACCCTTTCAAATGCTGCACCCTTTGCTCTGCTATTTACTGGCATTTCTTAAAACCTCTGTTTAAATAATTCCATTAACAATTTCAACTGCTTGTCAGTTAAATGCCTTAAATGTGTAGGCACCTTTCTTCTGTCTATTTTATGCATCATCTTTTTGTGCATGTGTGTAAGCAACAACACCAAGTTTAATTAGCATCTGACTTGCTTGTTCTATTGTTAAGCTATTTTGTATTGCAAAGATTTTTATATCTTTGTGCAGCTCTTCAGGAATCCAAAGTGCCTTTTTAATTATTTCGTCCATTTATTTACTCTCCATATTTATATTAAAATTAATTGTGTAATAAAGCAAAGACTTTATCACAATAGCTGTTAAAAACCTTATACTGTTGTTAAGGGCAAAGGATAAACTCTCCATACTTCTAAATACTCTCTTATCTTTTTTGCCCTTACTCACAACACTAACTCAACAACATTAGGACTATTGTAAACACTTAGAGTTTTGCCCTTTTGGTATTCCTTATAGTTCTCCAAGTAAGTTTGCATAATTGACCAACCAAAATCCATCTGCTCTTTTGTCATTACAAATACCTTAGATGCATAAGGATATGTTTTTTCTTGTGCTACAAACACAAATGAATCTACTTTATACCCAGCTGCTTCCATGCCACGCCTATAAAATGCTGCTTGTAAGTCATACCTAAACTTCTTAACTGACATTGCAAAAGAATAAGGCTCAACTGATTGGGTAGTCTTATAGTCCACTATAACTATTTCATCTGTGCTGTTTGGATTGTCTAAAGGTGGACATATTAAGTCAGGTCTGCACTTACATAGCACATCATCTTCATACCAGTAGAAACTAGACTCAGCCACTTTGCCTTTTGCATCTAAATAAGCATTACCCTCATAGATCATCTTTTCTTTCATTTTAAATATAGTACCTGCATCATCTTCTTTCATTACTATATAACCAAGTGCTTCCTGTTCAACTTTCTCTTCTTTATATGCTTTTGTATATGGAGAGCCACTCATAACCCATACTTCCTTGTCAAAGGCTTCTTGCCCTTCTACAAGCAATGAATGTGCTGCAGTTCCAAACTCCATTGCTGGTGTTGTCTTTTGTTTATGTTCTATTGCATGTAGTTGTGACTCACCAAACCTTCTAATAAAACTACTGCTTATACCTACGCCTTTGTGATATTCATTGTTAGGTATATCATCGCAAACCCAAGCCTTGCCACGTTGCTTAGATTGGTATGCTTTTAGTTCTTCTATCATTGCACCACACCCATAAGGTATGCGATCTCTGTCAAAGACTCTCTGACCTTATGCTCAGACTCGCCAACTTGCACTTTTGTTTCACCAGTCATAAAGTCTTTGTAATAACCTCTGATCTCTCTTTTAGGTAATCTAATTTGCCCAGCACCAACTATGTTAAATATTACTTCGTTTGTTTCCATACTAACTCCTTATTTAATTAATATATAAATATTAAACTAGGAATATATAAATAGCAAGTATTATTTTAAAGGATTAAGAACTGGCACTTGGCTAAGTGCATCTAAAGTTTCTTGTAAAGAGTCTATTTCTAGGGTTGGGGTTATTATCTTTTTATCAAAGGTAAAGTATGTTTGCGAAGTAGTATTTGGCTTGAAGATAATTCGCTTATGTTCTTGGCTGTAGAAAACAAAAGCAAGAATATCACAA